TAATGGGGACACGTCTGGTGTGGAGGCGGCGGTGGGGGATGAGGCGGAGGCGAAGAATGCGGAGGAGGCGAAGAATGCGGAGGCGAAGAATGCGGAGGAGGCGAAGAATGCGGAGGAGGCGAAGAATGCGGAGGCGAAGAATGCGGAGGCGAAGAAGGAGGAGGCGAAGAAGGAGGAGGCGAAGAATGCGGAGGAGGCGAAGAAGGAGGAGGCGAAGGCGAAGAAGGAGGCGAAGGCGGAGGCGGAGGCGAAGAAGGAGGCGAAGAAGGAGGCGAAAAAAAGAATATTTGAACAAAGATTATCTGGTTCCGCGAGAAACGCGAAAGACCCGAAACGCAGTGGCGGTTCTGCCAACCGCAGATATTCCTTCAAGAAGTTATACAAACGTAATAGAGGAAATAAAACTAATAAGGCAAAACAAAATAAACGATTAATTCGCAGCAAAAAAATGAGGCGATAGTCTATGAAGCATATCATTTCGGTTTCGGAAACGGCGGTAAGTAAATTAGGATTTATTTTAAAAGAGCACAATAAATCTGTAATACGATTTTCGGTAAAAGGTGGTGGGTGTAATGGGTTCAATTATCAATTAAAACCAACAAATAAGCCGGCGGAAAAATTAGACGAAGTGGTAAAGATAGATAACGTAGAGATACACGTGTGTAATAGTAGCGTAATGCATTTATTGGGAACAAAAATAGATTGGAAACAAGACATAATGGGACAAGGGTTTCATTTTGAAAATCCAATGGCACAGTCTAAATGTGGTTGCGGAACATCTTTTAGTAGCAAAGCGTTATAGAATAAAATTGAAATATATTATTTATACTTGTAAATAATATACAAAATGACAACTCTGACTATGTCTCCCGAAATGACGAATCGTCATAATATCGCCGATAAAGGGAAATCGATGATGACGTTGGAAGGATTAGAGACGCAGGTCGCTAATAAGCAAGATATGGTGCGGACTGGTAAACATATGGTCTTGGGTAAATATCACGCGTGGATGGTGGTTGCCGACGGACACGGAGTCGGAAATATTATCAACGCGTTCAAGTCCGCCGATTGGAATGCGATTATGGAGAGCGAGAACACAATGGCGCTTATATACAAGCTAATCGGTTCGCTAAATACGGATTGTGACGGCGCAACACTGTCTGTCGTTAAGATTACACCGCAGGGTATTAAATCATGGTGGATTGGCGACTCTCAGATAAGGATATTCAATAACCATAAGCTTCTGTGGAAGAGTGCTAATCATAATAGTCGTAACAAAAATGAGATGAACCGCATTAGAGACGGTGGAATTAAAACCGAGACTTCGTGGACGCTCTCGGTGATTGACCGAGAATGCCTAGGTATGAAACGTTCACACTATATTCATCACATTATTGATGGTAATGTGGAGAAGTTAGCGATGACGAGAGTATTAGGACACAATAACGGAGCACACCCCTTCGTAGAGTCACATTTCATACCATTTATCAAGTGTGAAACTAGCAGTTGGAAGGTTATCGTGGCCAGCGACGGACTTTGGGATATGATAGGCGAATGTGACAATCCGTTTCTAGCTTCCAAACGTGCGACGGCAGCAACACTAACAGACATGGTTCTGAAACGATGGCTAAAGGAATGGATATATATAGACCCGACAAATAAACTCCCAATATCCGTAATTAAGAGAGACCCTACAATTATTAGAGAGAAAATTCAAGGTTGTGGTGACGATATTGGTGTTGCCGTGTGGAGTGATGACGCCTAATTATAAATGAGGAATATATTGCATTGTATTATTTTCATACATTGTTACTTTAAATGCGTCGTTGTATCCCTCAACATAGACAGTGTCCCCATTATACATTGAGTCGCAACCATACTCGCTGGTACAACTCTTTCCTTTGTGAGTAATAGGAAGTTTTATCATATTATTTTTATCGGTCATTGTATAATAGTTCCATTTATCGCGACTTGTAATTAGTGGTTTTCCCATTAATGGGAGAATATTCTCTCCATCTCCGTTTAATCTAGTAAGGATTCCAACTTGTCTATATGTAGAATTAGATCCTTGCGTAGGTATATTGATTGGTGTTCCGCGCGGGTCTAGATTTCCAATGGGGTTAACACGGTTATCTTTTAGAGGGGCATTGTATGGGTTCATGAGGACATCACCCTCTAAATTAGAAAACCCATAAGACGGTTGTGTAAATATTCCAGCAGAATGGCGTTGCTCCTTAATAATTATATTATTTGTCCTCGATTTCATGTTAATAAACAGTAAAACACCACACACTATTAATAAAATAAATATAATTGTTATGTTTTCTATACATATTACGCCTGGTGGGCAACGCTTTGGCATTATATAATAATGTTTTATAAAACTTTATAAATTAATATGAAGTTTTATTTTTATGATTTATTTACTCTGTCTTCTTCTTGCCAGTACCCATCATATTGGTTAATCTCTCTTGCATACCTCCCATCTGCGACATTTTATTCATCATTCCCTCTGCGCTCGTGAGCATAGGTTCGAGTCTATCGATATTTTTCATTAATTTGTCCTGTTGTGCCGCTAAATTCTGAGTCTCAGAAGTCATCTTGTCAATAGCACCCGAATCAAGAAGCTTGTCTAAATGGTCATATGCTGCCTCCATCGTTCCAGCAGGGTCTAATTTTGGCTTTTTTCCACCAGGAGGGTAATCGGCTGGTGTATGAGAAGGTAGTCCCTCCTTATTCTTCTTCTTCTTTCTTTTCTTATCATTCCCTTCATCCTCCTCCTCCTCCTCCTCATCATTTCCCTCCATACCCTCCTTAATACGAACACCTAATATAGAACCAGCGTAAACGTTTGTTACTACAATGGCTGTCAGCAGAACGATGGTCATGTTTTTCGTAAAATAGCTGGTTAAGAATCCCACAAGCGCAAATAGCATTACAGCCTCCGTCTCACGCATCATCAAATAACCAAATGTATTTACGACGGCGATTAAAAGAACAAAATATAAGAAGTTCTTATTTTTTAAAAGAGATTTTAATTTCATTATATTATTATAATAGAAAATATTGAAATATAAAATGACTGAAATATAAATGATTGAAATATAAAATAGTAATCATTTCTAAACAATGCCTTTTAAATTAGCAATATGTGAATTACATATACCCGATTTACATAGATATATGGGGTTTACAGAAACAACTATAACATCTCATTACATGATTACCTCCATTATTGGTATTGACAATTTTTACAATGACGGATATAAGGATGATATTTCCATTCTAAAAGAGTGTTATTTAATGTGGTTATATCCACCGGAAGAAAGAGAACGTTCCATTAATATCCCAGATAATATAATACATCCAGTAATCAGAAATTATAAGAATATAATTGACGATGGAAATTATATAAAATTGGATATTGTTGAGGTGGAATATTTTGGTAATGTCGAAATGGTTGCCATTATAAAAACGTTTTGGTTGCGCTTAATACAACGCATATGGAAGCGTATTTTTAGAGAACGCAAAAATATTATTAGAATGAGGAAATTATTCTACAAATGGTCTAAAGGTTTACAAAACACTACGATTTAATAATCTAACAAGTGTGGATATTATACGTATAATTTCCTGCGTTTAGTCGGTCGTCTACGTCTAGACTTGGAACCCCGCCTTCTGTTTGAATAACCACCGGTTGATTTAATATTTGATACTGAACGTTTATTTTTATTTACACGTTTCCTTTTGGTATTTTTTTTTGGGTTATTATATCGATATCCACCATATTGAATCGATGTCATATTATTATAGGTTTATATATTTAATCTATAATTCTGTTAATATTATTTCGTATTTTTTCCATCTCGCGAACTAATAGATGCTTGTCGCTTCTACATTCGTTTAGCATTGTCTCTGTTAAATCGTCTTCATCGTAAATTTTTTCTATATGGTGCGCTAATACCTCTAGTGCGCTGTATTGTTCTTTTTTTTCATTTTTATCTTTATCAAAATGTTCATCATACCCCCTTAATATATTATTTAGGTATTTGTTTTTACCTCCATTGTTTTTTACATTCTTATACATATCGTGTAGATTTACGATTTGTCTCTCTGTCTCTTTTTTTAAATCATCGTTCTTTTTTTCATGTTTGATTAACTCAGTTACTAGGTCCTTCATAATATAGTATTATTAGAATAAATTTTTTGTTTATGACGAAATAAGTAATATGAATTTGAAAACGATAGATTTAAAACTTATAAGTAATTAAGACAATCCATATAAAAAATCTAAGCTAATAATATTTAGGATGTCCAAACAACAAATAGAACCTTTGCTCGCGGAAGACGAAAGTCGATACGTAATGTTCCCAATACAAGACCAAAGCATATGGGATATGTATAAAAAACAAGTGGATTGTTTTTGGAGAGCAGAGGAAATCGATTTGTCGAAGGATTTAACTAGTTGGGAGACGCTAAGTGATGACGAAAAATATTTTATCAAAATGATCATTGCCTTTTTTGCGGCGTCGGACGGAATTGTGTTGGAGAATCTGGGAATTCGCTTCATGGCAGAGGTCCAGTTGTCGGAGGCGCGGGCGTTCTATGGGTTTCAGATTGCGATGGAGAATATTCACTCGGAGGTATACTCGCTTTTAATAGATACATATGTTAAAAACGAGACAGAAAAAGATAAGCTATTTAATGCAATTGAGAATTTTCCGTGCATTAGAAAGAAGGCGGATTGGGCGGTGAAGTGGATTAATGATAAGCGGTCGTCGTTCGCAACACGGTTAATCGCGTTTGCGTGTGTTGAAGGTATATTTTTCTCGGGAGCATTTTGCTCTATATATTGGCTGAAGAAACGCGGAAAGATGCCCGGTCTTACTTTTTCAAACGAGTTGATTTCGCGCGACGAGGCACTTCATACCGAGTTCGCCGTGCTCTTGTATAGCAAGCTCGTCAAGAAGCTTCCAAAGAAGAAAGTGGTGGAGATGATTCAAGAGGCGGTCGAAATTGAGAAGGAGTTTATATGCGAGGCGCTACCGTGTAGGTTAATTTCTATGAACTCTAAATTGATGAGCCAATACATTGAATTCGTCGCCGATAGATTATTGGTACAGTTGGGATACGATAAGGTGTATAATGCTACCTGTCCGTTTGATTTTATGGAGCAGATATCAGTAGAGGGAAAGACGAACTTCTTTGAAAAACGGGTTGGAGAATATGCTTTAGCCAACAAAGAAAAGGACGAAACCACTTTCGATTTTGATTGTGAATTTTAATAGGTATGAATTTAAAAGTTTATTAATAAGTAAATTCATATATATAAGTAAATGCCACCTGGATCTACAAATATTGATAATAGAAATAAATGGCTTTTAGATTATGTTACACAGGCGGCCCAATCGATCGGACCCACTGGGGAACGCGGACATACCGGTATCGATGGTCCAACTGGTCCATCGGGTGGTCCGGTGGGACCACAAGGTGAGCCTGGTGATAAAGGTCTGCCTGGTGAGCCTGGTGGTCCGATTGGACCTAGAGGTAATACTGGTGATACTGGTGATACTGGTGATACTGGTGAAAGAGGACCAACGGGGGTGCGCGGACATACAGGTTATGGTATTCAAGGTGATACTGGTATAAAAGGTGACACTGGTATAAAAGGTGACACTGGTATAAAAGGTGACACCGGTATAAAAGGTGACACCGGTATACGCGGAGACACTGGTATACGCGGAGACACTGGTATACGCGGTGACACCGGTATAAATGGTGACACTGGTATACGTGGAGACACCGGTATACAGGGTCTAACTGGTCCTGGTGGTGCAGCAAATCATGAAGTGTTATTTTTAAATGTCTTCGACAACTCTTATGCCACTACAACTACATTAGCAAATACAATCACTACAACTCCATGGGTATGTGATAAAGCGGTAATTCTAACAAAGGGAGATATATTGTTCCACGACATACGCGTAAGTGGGTATATTTCAACAGACTACGATTTTGAATGGCCGAATGGAGGTCATAAATGGTTATTGCGACGTTCTGAAAAAACAGACGCAAATCTTGCAACTGAATCAGACTGGTATTGGGATACAACTAATAATATTACGTCCAAGGAATTTAAGCATACATTTAATACACAGGGTGACCACGAAGAAACTATTTTTTCTATGACAGAAAGCATAGACTATGATGTATCTTATAATAGATGGCGTTGTGATTTTAGTGGTATGGGAGGTCTAAATAATATTGATGATAAATTGACGTGGACGATTACAAAAATCACAAGCAGTAATTATTGGACACCAACATCAGATTTGGATACTAATGTTGATATTATTGGCAAATTAAACATCGGAAACTTAAATAACACGGCTAATACACAAACATCAACATTGGATGTTAGTGGCGATGTTGCTATTACTGGTAAACTTATTGTGTATGGTGCTATAGAGACCGAAAATATCAAGCACAGCCAAGAAATATTGTTAATTAAATTATTTGATAATTCATATGCAACTCTAAGTGATAGTGTAGATATTCAAACTCCGTCTAGTTGGATTCAACATAAAAATCTCTTGTTTGAAAGCGGAACCATATTATTTCACAACATTAAAGTAAGTGGGTTTATTTCGAAAAAATATGATTTTGAATGGCCCGAAAATGGACACAAATATGTAATTAGGCGCTCTATGGGGGAAAATATATCCGATTCTGACGATGAATGGTATTGGGACAATAGTTTGAATTTTGACTTTAAGGATTTTAAACACACATTCAATACGCAAGGAGAACACGAGGAATCAACATTTTCAATGACTGAAACGATTCCATACGAGATTAGCTATAATAGTTGGCGGTGTGATATTAGTGGGGACGGAGGTCTTAATAATGTAGATGACCGGTTAACATGGACCATTACAAAAATAGCTAGCATTCCATATTTTACTCCGATAGAAAAGAATTCTCTTATAACATATGATATAAGTAGTAATGGTGTGAGTTCGTTCAATGATATTTCAGTTAATTCAATTAATGCTTTGAATACTGATGGAATTATTACGCTTAACAATATTTTAGTAGGAGATATAAGTAGTAATAAATTAACTGATATAAGTAATATATTAACCAGTTTGTTGATTAAAGTAATTGACTTATCAAACGCATTTGATTCACTTTAATTACAGATTAATCATTTTATTATTACCTAATGTTATATTAAAATGAGTGGGAGGCAAACTAATATCCCAGCTAGAAGAGTTTCATCTGGAACTACTAGCGAGAGAAATGCTATGAGCGATATTTCATATGGTCATATTAGATATAATACCGACGAACATTATTTAGAAATATATCATAGCGACGCAAATACAGGTCTTGGGTGGAGGGAGTTAATAACAAATAACAAAACAAATATTGATATAAGCGGATTATTAGTTGGTGATGACGCTTCGTTTAACAAGTTTTTAAAGGTTCCTGATGCGTCATTTGATTACATACACGCATTAAATGGTGATGTGATTACATTTACCGGAGACGTATCTATTAATATGTCATTAAATGTATCTGATATTTGTGTTAATACAATTAATTCGTTAAGCGGTGGTAAAATCACAGTTAACAATGACATATCTTTAAATAATAAATTGTATGGAACCGACGCATCATTCAATGTATTGAATGTGCACCAAATATATGGCAACTCACCCATCGAAATAATGGACGATGTTTCATTTAATGGAGATATATCGTGTACTAATATCGTATTTTCGGGTATAATTAAAAATGCTGCAGGCGAAGAAGTCGGCGCGGCATTAGATGTTGCTTTAATGAAAAATTCGATCGTAGATTCTTCCTTTGTAAAAATATCATGGCTGCGATTTGACCAAGATTCACATTTTGATATAAGCGATGGAGGGGCAACCGACGCGAGTTACATTGATATAAAGCTTATACATCAAACTGAGATATCATATAATGTAATTCAAGCTCACACGCCTGGCGAGCGCATTATATTTAATAGCGATGTATCAATTAACGATAGTTTGCGTGTAACTGATGTGTCTTTAGCGACCATAGGGGCAATTAATGGAAATAGAATAACTTTTTTAGATGAAGTTTCTTTTAACAAAATAATAGTTGGTGATTTAAGCAGCGAACAGTTTATTGACTTATCCAAGAACTTCCACGACCTTTCCTCTATAGTTACACAGAACATAACGGACATAAGCGACGTATCCGGTCTTGTATTTGACCTGTCCAAGAACTTCCACGACCTATCGGGCACCTACTATGACCTTTCTTCGGTAGTCACCCAGAACATAACGGACATAAGCGACGTCTCGGGGCTCGTATTTGACTTGTCCAAGAACTTCCACGACCTATCGAGCACCTACTATGACCTTTCCTCAGTAGTCACCCAGAACATAAGTGACATAAGCGACGTCTCGGGGCTCGTATTT